GTCCGAGAGCGCGGTGTTGTTGAAATCTGCGGCCACCACCCCGTCGGTGAGCGTGGCCGGGCTTTGCTCCGAAGTGGACACGTAGCCCGGCAAGGTGCCACCGGCCAGGCCGTCGAACGGAGGCATGTTCGGGTCGGGTGCGGGTGTGCCCGGCGGCTGTGGCGGGTTGGGGTAGTCGCCCGGCGTGTGCGGTGGGGTCGGCCCCGGGATGCTGGTGCTGCTGGTTATGTCGTCCACGTCGCCATCGACCAGCACGAAGTCGCCAGACCAGCGGTTCTCGAACGCGGACAGCGCTATGCGGGTTGCCATCCAGGCACGGTCGTCGTCCACGAAGCGGGACAACGGCGAGATTTCGGGGTGTAGGAACGTTCCGCGATACAGCGCTTGCGGAAACTTGCGGAACCGCATCGACTGTTTCGCGAGCAGTTCGGCGAGCGGTAGGCCGGTGCCGGTGTTGTCGATCTTCCAAGACGTCGTAAGCGTCGTGCCCACGCGGATGGCCGACAGGCTGAACGGCGCGGGGCCGTCGCCGATGTACGTGTCGATGCCCCGGATTTCCGTGTTGTCGCCCGCCGCCGTTGCGGTGGTTCGCTCCGTGTCGTTGCCCGCCTCGCCGCCGCCTTCCTCCTCGACCTTCAGGCTAACGTTCTGCGTGTACCAGGTTATGCCGCCTTGGATGTTCACGCCGTCCACGACCACGTCGCCGCCGTTCGGCTTTTCCGCGCCGAGCAGGTCGATCTTCATCTCGATTTTAGAGCCGTTCACCTCGGTGGGCAGGCTCGGCGTGGTGAACCCGAGCAGCATGGACTTCTCGACGTTGTTGTCGAAGTCGTTTATCGGCGCGGCCCAAACGGTGAACGTGTCCGCGCCTTCGAAGTACCATTCCATTTCGCTGGGCTGGATGTCGAAGAACGGGACGGCCGCGCCCTGGACGCGGCGGAGGTAGTAATAATTGCCCGGCCCGGTCTGATCCTCAAGACGGATCTGCACGGAGAACCGCAAGCGGTGGTCGGGGTATGGCTGGGAACCCGGCGGTATTACGACCAGGTTGGATTTGTGGCGGATCGTGAGCGAGCAACGGAGGTAGGTTTCGTCGGCGGCGTCGACGATCACCGCACCGGGCAACGTGTGCCAAGTTTCGTCGCCGGTGTTCCACACCTGGCCCTGGCCGCGATCGTTCCCGGTCAAGTGGTGGTAATCCACCATTATTTTCTTCAGGGGCGGGTTGTACGTGTACTGCCCACCGGCGGTTTTCTTCATCGCGCCGTCGGTCAAGTAGTCCGTTCCTATATCAAGGTCTTCGGTTGCGGAGGAAAGAAGATCGCCGTCCGAGTCGTAGTAATACGCCTTTTGCGTGTCGTCGGCGTACTCGCCGAGCTGGCGGATATGGAACATGCCGCCCGCGTGCAACAGTTGGCACCCGAACGGCCGAAGCAGCGCGTCGATGACAGCGAAGCACGACCAAGGCTGGTTGTTTCCTTCCTTGTCGAGCTGCTCGAACCTGTCATGCCGCACGGCGGCCTGGTGGAGCGGGCAGGTGGTGGTGTTCATCGTGTTGGCGAACCAGTTGGCCGTCGACCTGAAACGCGCAGCGGGCCAGGTGCCCACGTCCGTCGTTCCGATCTTGTCCACGATCCTAACCAAGTGCTGCACTACCGTTTGCGATCCCAGGAAAAAGTCGCCCAGGTCGTCGGCGTAGTCCACATCCTTTAGGCGGGCGATGCCGTCCGTTGCGAAAATCTCAAAATGAAAGGGGTAGTAATTGTCGGGGTAACTACAGTCGTCCGCGTGAACCCAACCGGCCCAGTACACTTCGGTCGAACCGGCGCGGCGGATCACCATCTTGAAACGCCCCTCGGCCGAACCGGCCAGGGCATCGACAAGAACCATGTCGGCGGCCTCTTCGATCAGGATGGCGTATGTCGCCGAACTTGCCAGGATCGGCCCGGGCAGATCGCTTTCGCCCTCCCATTCGATCCTAAGCGCCTCGGCCGTTCCGGTTACCTCCGAAGCGGTTCCGACGAAATCGGCGTCCCAAAGTTCCACGCGGTACTGTTCCCCGTCGGTAGGGCCAAGATCCAGCGATTTGAAAGGCAAATAGAACCGTAACGCCATTGTTATTTATGTTTTCCGCCCTGGAAAGGGCGCTGCAAAGGTACGCGAGTTGCCGAACCGGCGCAAACCGGCACGAATGTTTGTTAACTTTTCCGAAAAACGATTCGGGCGCACGTTGTGGCCCAAATCGTGCTTATCTCGAAACGCTATCAACACTATTAATACTTAGTAGCCCCGACGCTTAGTCCGTCTGTCGAAGCTACGCTCGTTTGCTAACATTATATCGCCGCCGTACAAACGGCCGACGACCTCGACACGGCCGCCCGTGTCGCCGATAATGTCCCGGAGTTTCGAAAGCGGGGCAATCACTTCGGGGTTGTTCTTCGCCCCCGGGTATTCGCCCGTTAGAGAGTAGGTCGGGCCGTACACCAGGCCGCCGTCGGCGAATGCTTTCGGCTGTAGGCTTTTCAATTGCCCGCGCACGATCTTAGAAAGTGCGATCAGGCCCACGCCTGCGGCGATGGCCGCAACGGGGTTAAGTGATTCGAGCGCCTTCTTGATGCCCTCGATGGCCAAGCCGGTGCCGATGGCTATCTTGCCGAGCTGCTCGACCATCGACAGGATCGGGTCGAGCACGGAGGCCAACAGGCTGCCCGCATTGGCCGTTCCTGAAAATATGCCGCCGATCGCCTCGCCGATCCCGATCAGCGAACCCTCGATGCCCGATTCTATCACCGACTGCGCAGCCGCTGCCAGATCGGCGGTGAACCTGGCGGCCGCTTCGGTCTGCACGTTCGCCGCTGCCCAGGCCTCCTCGAAATCCGAAGCGGTGAGCGCGGAATAGGCCGCAACAGTTGCCCACGAATTTTGGGATTGCGTGGCCACACCGAAAGACGCGGCCAGTTTTTCCATCCCGAGGCTGCTTTCGTTCGCAGCGTCGGTGATGTAGTCGAACCCCTTCGTGTCGCCGAAGCGGAAAGAACCTTCCTGGTTGAAAGGTATAGGTTCGGGTTTTTTCTTTTCTTTTCTCCCCTTTTCTTTTTCGGGCAGCGGAGCGCCCCCTAAAACAAGTGGTTTTGCCTTATATTTTTCGGGGTTGTAAAAACGGTCGAGCTGCTCCGTGTCAACTACGGACTCCCCAGACCTCCGAATGTTGAATGTTTTTTCAAATTCATCGTCGAGTTTCCCCATTTCGGCGGTTAGTATCCCTACCTCTTTTTGTAGCTCGACAATAACGCCGTTTGCGATGGATCCGTATTTTATCAGCTCCCCGGTGTTCACCTTGGTAGCTTCGCCTGGGGTAGCCTGCGCCCCTTCGCGCAACTGTGTTATCCTTTGTAGTTTTTTTGCGATCTCGCCCGCTGCGGATTCTTGCGCCAGCGTTTTGGCCCGAAGTGCCGCGGTTTTTACGAGTTCCTCGTTTACCATTTCCCGAATCGTTGATAGTTTCAGAATCGACTGTAACCGTCTCTGCCACTCCGCTGGGCTGATTGTGTTCGCCATTGTTTGGGTTTTCTATTTTGTTATTCAATTTTCCACATCCTACACAATCTACATTTTGTGTAATTATTGGGCTGTCTAAAAACTCATTGATTAAGGTTTCGTTTCTTTGATTGGTGTTTTTCAATATCCAATTAAATTGCTCCTCTCTTGATAATGCGCAAAAATAATCTATATCGTCGCCATTAATAAACACATTAAATATCGGTAATCTTTTTTGTTTCATAATAAATTGAATTAAGGTTAAAAAAAATAAACCCTACCCATTACAGGCAGGGCTTACCAAAACTAAAATAGAGAAAGTTTTATGCTACTGGCGTAATACTTGCGCTTGTTCCTTTGTAAAACTTATTACCGATTTGAGCAACGTTAGTTGTTAATTTTCTCATACGAACTACTACAGGTGTTGAAGTTGTAAGCGTTGCTGTTGGAGTGATTGCATACGTACCCGCTGGACTTTCTGTAACCGTACCTGAAACTGCATCATCTACACCGCTTACCGTTAAGCCGAAGTTTGATGCTGATGCGCCCGTTAATACAATTGATGGATTTGCTTTAAACTTAACTGTTGCTGTAATTTTAGCGTCTGAAACGTCAGCAGTTCCTGTAATCAATACATCAGCAATACCAAATAATTCAGTATTTACGTTAATATCTAAATTACTTGATGCAATTAACAATCCGTCTTGGTTAAATTCACGGTCTGAAAGTAATTGAAACATAACTCCAGTTGAAGCCGAAGCCGAACCGTCGTTAAATTTGTATGATGTTGTGTTTAACATTCCACCGTCAAAACCTTTCATACTTAATCCGTCAGCTGAATAACAACCCATAATCGCACCAGATGCAAAAACTAATAAATAGTCATAAGATTGGTTTGAATTATATGAGTATGATGCGCTATGAAACGCGTACCCTTTTTTAAATGTGAATGTAAATTCAGGCAATCCATTACGAACTACATATTTTACACCGTTTTGTGATTCCTCAATGGTTGATTCAGGCGTATTGTCTGCAAAGTTAAAACACCCCGTAAACGGTACAAACTCCTCAATTAATACTTCATTTTGAATGTAGGTTTTGTTAAATGAATCGGCTAAAAGCACCGACCACCCTTTTTCTACTGCAATAAACCCTTTTGGCATACCCTCTTGGATAATGCAGTCAGGAAGCCCAACACCTTTACGGGTTGTTGAACAATCTACTTGATTAGCTAATATTGGCATTTTATTTTTATTTTATTAATTAATAATTTTCCTTTTTTATAGTTAACACGTTTGGTTAACATCGTATTCCGTCAATTCTATTTCGTACTTAAAACAATGATATGGGTGTAAATCATCCCTATAATCGTAATCGTATTTATTGAAAACTTTATCAATATCGACTACTACATTAAAACCACTTACCTTGCTTGATTGTTCTAACAATCGCCAAACATCTAAACGTACTTCTTCATCGGCTCTATGTGGTATATTAGGATAGATTTGTTTGGTGTTTACAATAAAGTATAAATCTACTTTAGTCTTTGCAAAACCGTTTCCAACTCTATCAATATTGTATTCGGCTGTAAAAAAGAATTTATTTTGCTCAGCATAAACTACATTTTTACTTTCGTTATTACCTGTATAAAACTCGATTTCTTTTCTATTGTTATCTTTGTTGAAACTCGGATAACATCGCCCGTAACCATCTAAATCCACATTCCAATAATCTTTCAATCCGTAGACTAAATCCTTAATCGCCTCAACGCTTACGTCCAATCCAACGGGTGCTATTTTACTAAAATTTGCCATAGTTAAAAAGCTGATGTTTGTATTTCTAATCCGTCATCTGCGCCTTTTGTTAGTTGCGTGTCAAACGTTTGAGAAAGTTGCGTTTTAGCGTGTTTTAAAGCGTCGGTATCGTTTTGCAACCGTATTAGCTTCTAACACTTCAACATTAACAACTCGTTATTCATTTGGATTTTTTGCTCTCGATTGCTACGATTGTTTGAGTTGTGCAAGTACATTTCAAAACACATCATTTCAAACGTAGCGCAAACAAATTCGCCAAACTCATTGATATTGTTGTTAACGTATGTTTCAGCATCTAAAAAAGCTGTTACGTTAAAACCTAATCCATTTGCAACTGCGCCTCTGTAGTATTTCGCTGTTTCGGGTTCGTCTCCAATACCCGTAACGGTGTAGCAAACAAAACCATCATAGCGCAATGGGTCAACAACAAAACCGTTGGTAAATACCTCTGTGCTATCAATCGCAAACACCCAATCGCCCTCGCCTTTAAAAGTATAGTTCAAATCTTTAAACTCAACCTTTCCGTTACTTGGTGTAATTTGCAAAGTGTCGATTAAAACACCTTGATTAATTACATACAAGTTTATAGGTGTAGTTCCTGACTTTTGCAAACTAACTTGATTGATTCTTATACTAACATAGTCGCTACCTTTTGCATCAAATCCCCAACCACAATAGTTGTTAGGTAATAATGTTTGCTGTGTTGTTAAAGTATCGGTTACGGAGTAAATTTTTTGACTGTTGATTAAATTTTTATTCAATCGTAGCGAATTAATTACTCTCGCCTTTACCTTTTCAATGAACGATTTTAAACGTAGGCTTTCTAAATTAGTTTCTAACCAATAAGCTGCAGCTGATGTTGGATTTTGATTTACATTTGAACCTTGCAACGATTGGTAAATTTTACCATTGTGCGTAACCAAGTCTTTTTGGTTTTTAGTGGTGGTATATTTTCCGTAGGTTGTTGCACTGCTCCAAGTTGTAGGCACTAAATCAAAGTTTGGTAAGAAAGCTAACAGATTTGACAAAGTTATACTCGAATGAGTACCCTCGTTCAAATAAATTCCGTTGCTTGGGATTGCTGTTAATTCAGCATCCAATACCACGTCCGTTGTCAAATCTGTTGCTATTCCTAAAATCATTGTTTAAGTAGATTTAAAATTTACGCCCAAATACCCGTTGAACTTACAATATTGTATGCTCCAGTTCCAGCTACACCCGTTCCAATAATTCGAACTGAATTACCTTTAGTTGATGTTGCCTTTGTGTTTACTAAATCAGTATCAACTGTTCCAACTCTTGTTACAACACTTGAAGCCAATGTAATAGTTCCGCAAATACCGTCAGCTGTTTGTGGGGAAATAGTAATAATATTATTTCCAGCCGCCCCCGTATTGATAAACGTATAATCTAATCCCGCTACTGTTGATGGTAGCGTAATAGTAAGGGCGTCGGTAGCGATTAAGAAAATCTTTCCGCTATCCTCAACCCTTAATGTTCGGTTTGCTGTGATTGTTTCAACAACAGCTAAATTCCCGAATGATTCAATTGATGCTTTGTTTCCGCTCGCATCTGTTTTTACAAATTTTGCCATCTTTTCTAAAATTTATTAAGTTGTTGCTCCAACGATTTTTACAATACCGTTTGGTTTAGTTGATAAAGTTGAGTTCTGACGCACTACAGCGTAGAATCTATCCCAAATTGCCATTTCCTCAAAGGTTGACATAATTGCGTTTGAATCTCCACCAACCATTGCGCTGGAGTTTGTCGCTTCATTGTTCACATAAATATTACAACGTGAACGTAAAAATGGTAATTCAGTATCTGAAATACTCCATTTCATACCGTTGATTTCTGTACCGTTAGCAAAGTCATAAGGGAAGTTTGAAACTAAACCTACATCGCCTTTACGGATTAAGAAACCGCTAAACACATCCGAACCAGCCGAGATTGAACTTGTTTCGTACATATTCCCTAATGGAAACATCCCTAAAGCATTTTTGTTAACTGCTTGGTTTTGACCGTTCAATAATTGCTGTGCGATTTGCTCAGTCATACCGCCTCTTGATGTTACAATTTGATACTCACCGCCAAGTTCATTACTTGCCATTAAGTTACTCAATTTGTAATACATCGTTCCAACTTGTGCGTCTTTTGATACTGTTAAAGTATCTGAAACCTCACTAAACGTAAACGTACCAGCTCCGATGTTAAGCGGTGCTGTATGCGCTAATTTTTGTGTTTTGTTTGTTTCAAGCACGCTTAACAATAACTCTTCTTTTTTCAAAGCCATTGCATAAGCTACTTTTAACATACGCTCGTTTCTCATAAATTCAGCATCAACCGCATTGTTTGCGTAGTGTGATGGATGGAAACGGAAACCGCTAAAAATGTCAACTGCTGTATAAGCGTATTGCGCTGTAGTTGGCAAGTTGTCAGGGATGTAATCAAATCCTGCTGTCGTGTTAACAACTGGGGTATCGTCTAAGATAGTAGGAAATTGCATATCTCTCAAAGACGACATTGTACTCATTGTTTGCTTTTGTGATGGTGTAATCCAATTAACCATCGGGGAACTATCTGCCCACGCATTTACAACTCCAAGAGGAGCGAAACGTGCTTCTGAAATAGCGTTCGAGGCTTGTAGGTCTAACCATACTGTGTCTGCTAAATAAGCCATTTTTTTCTTGTGTTTTAATTAATAATAAATTTTTTACTCTTTAAAAACGGTCTTTCGTCTTTGGATTTTTGAAAGATTACTTTTTAAGCAACTCTTTCGCTTTGTTGAATAATTCTTGGAATTTTTTACCTCTTTCGTCTGAAACTTTTGGCACACCTTGCGAATCCAAGTAAGTGTTGATTGCTTTTGATAGGTTTGCGCTTGTCGGCTCTCCATCAATTTCAAATGGCAATCCGTCTACTTTTGTTTTCGCTGGTTTTGCACCGCTACCGCTTTGCTGACGTCCTTGTAGCAATTCGGTAATTTCTTTGTTTTGAGATACTAATTCCGATAGTTTTACTCGTTTATGTTCGTTGTCTTTGTCAATTGCGATTGGTTCGTTTTCGACAATTTCAATTAACCATTTTTCGTTGGTAGCTTTAATAAACTCATCCCATTTAGCTTTTGCTCTGTATTCGTCAACCGTGTCAGGAAAATTCGGTTTAACAGAATTATAAGCTACACTTAATTTCATTCCGCTTAATGCTTCGGCTGTGCTTTCGTACTTGCTTGCTTTGTCTACTAATTCGTCGTAGTTGGCAAGTTTCTGTTTTGCTTTGTCGAGTTCGTCTTTAGCCTTGTCTAATTCCGCCTTTGTAGCCTCATCGCCTTTAAAGTCTTTTACTTTTTTGTCGTATTCTGCTTTGGCGTTTTTTAAATCGGTTTCTAATGTAGCAAAATGCGCTGTTGATGCTCTTTCAAGATACTCTGCTACTTTTTCGCCTTGAGCGCGTGGCACTTTTGTAACTTCTACTATTTTAGCAATTGCACCATCAAGTATTTTCTCTGCATCGGTATTCGCTTTACCGTCCCAATCTTTTTTTAAGTCTGCGATATTGTTTTCGTAAAGTGGTTTAATTTTTTCTACTTGCTCCTTTGAAATTCCAATCTCTGCAATAACTTCTTCTGTTAAAAATTCCATAGTCTTTTATGTTTTTTCGTTGTTAATATTAAACACGAAACGCCCTATCCGATATAAATAAAGGATAAGACGTTTGCTTGTTGTGTTGTGGTTTTGTAGTACATTTTATTTTATTGAAACGTGCATCTTCACACGTTTTTGATTTTTACAATATCGCCAAAGTTAAGGCTTTTTTATCAATTATGAAAATCTTTGTTCTAATTGTTTCCAAACTTCATCGTTGAACTCAGCAACTACATTGTCCTGTCTGCCCTCATAATCAAAAACGATTTGTCCCTTTTGGTTTAAATACGCAAATGTAATTTTACTTACATCACACAATAAAGGTTTGTCGATGTATTCAATTTCGGGTACATTTGGAACTTCTTTTAATTGTTGGCTTTTTAATGGTTTGTTCTTTTCAACCGAATTATACTGATCCGCATCGTGTTTGGCTTTCATTGCCTCGTTTACGGCTTGTGCGTTGGTTGCTAACTTTACAGTGAATTTCATAGTCTATTTAGTTATTAAGATTATTTTGTTTCTTCGGTCTTTTTTGCTTTTGGCTCTTTTGTTTTTAACAATTCTGCCATTTGCTCTTTTAATTCTTTGATTTCTTTTTGCTCAGAGGTTAATTTTTCCTCTGTTTTTGTTTTGAATAACGTTTGGATTTTGTCGTTAATCTGCTCTTTTGTTTCATCTCCAAACTTTTCAACCGCTTTATCGTCGGTATATAAATTAGTTAATTCAACTAAAAAATATCCTTGTGATGCTAAGTTTTTAATGTTTTTCTCAAACTCAAAAACATCGTAATTCAATGTTACTTTTTGATTTTCGTTTGCTACAGTATTGTCTGCTTTTCTTAGGATTTCTCTACCCTTGTAAACTCTTAATTCTACAATGTTTGACATAATTTTTATTTTAATTATTAATACTCTTTTTTTACGCAGTAGGAACTACTGTATTGACGTTTATTAGTCCTCTCAGTATGTTATCCGTTGCAATTAATCGCTCTGCATCACTTCCGTCAATCCCGTTGTAAAACTCTACTATATCACCGTATTTTGCTTCAAACAATGAAATGTAATAAGTGAATTGGGTTTGCATTTTTTTAGTAACATCATCAACTAACATTTGAGTTAACGCTGTATTAAAGTCTGCATCATAAGCAAATGGCAATAGTTTAGTTAGTAATGATTCTCTTTGCGCTTTGCTTGGATTAAATTTATTTCTATTTTGACTAATTTTAATTAATATATTTTGCCTTTCAATTGGGTTTGATGCTTCTTTTAATTGTTGGTATAGTTCTAAATCTGTTTCTAAAAAGAACTTTGTTCCAGAAGAAACATCTACACTAATTGAGTTGATTCCGTATTTTAAACCAAGTACCTTAGTGTCGGTTGATTTTCGGTTTTTACTCATTGTTTTGCCAATTCTGCGTAGTACGTCCTCTTTGTTTACATATCCTTTACCGATTTGCAATTCATTTTTTGCGCTTTCGTTTTGTTCTTTATAATCCCCAACAACTGTTGAAACAATTAGTTGTTTTACTTCATTAACTCGTTTATTTAAGAACTCGCTTGCATCTACAGGCATATAGAAGAAGTTAATAAAGTTCTTAACCAAATCCATATCAATAGTATTGTTTTGACTATTTTTAACTACAGGAACTTTTACAATTGTACCCGCTTGGAGTTGTGAATCGTTAGCTTTTATAGTTGCGGTTTCTTTTGCTTTTTGACTTGTAATAGCGTTTGATGCCATCGGTTCTGCGCCATTTACACCTTTAAAGTCTTTTCCGTCTGCTTTTTGCTCTGTCGTTTGTAGCATTGTAGCAACAGGCAAAACTCCGTTAATGTTCGACATTCTTTGTAACGTCTTTAAAATAACGTATTCCTCAAGTTCGGGTTTAACGTAGCTAAAAATTGATTCTCTAACTACATCACAATCATTGTTTAAAGATGAATCGCTAATGTAATCCGCTGGGCAATAGCCTAAATCATGCGGAACTGTGTTAATTGCTGTAGTTAGTTCTTTATTGTAGAAAATATAGTTTTTATCGTCAACATACAAAAATCCGTGTATTTCATTTTCGGTGTCGTCGTACATTTCAGCTTCAAAAGCAATTCTTTCTATTTTACCGTTGTGGCTTTCGATAGCTACTACTTTATCAATCTCTAATAAATATCGATAAGGTGTGTTGATTTCTTTTAAATCACAAATTACAATATCGTTATACCGAAACAATAAAGCGTTAAATAATATTTCGTTGTATTCGTTGGCTTCTAATTCTGTGGGTGTATCAACTTTTTTGCCTCTTATAATGTAGTCGCTGTAGCTGTCCTCTGCAAAAAATACACGTTCTAATTGTGGTTTTATTTCATTATTAACCAGCATTGCAGACGCTAATGGATAGCGTAATTGTTTAAATGCTGACAAGAAATTCTCTGTTTTTAAAACTGTTTTTAACCAAGTTAAAAAATGGTCAGAAGTTGCATAGTTTCTATTTGCCCATTGGTCTAAGTAATCGCTCGTAAAATCGTTTTGAATTTTAGACTGAATAAAATAGTTAATTTGCTCTTGCTGTTTCTTTGCAAGTGCAATATGCTGACTGTTTTCTCTTCTTTTTATGAAGTCTAAAGACATATTAATTTTATAAACGCAGTCTTTTGCATTGGGTGAATTTTAGCAAAGATATAAATTATTTTTTACTTTTTAATATATTTTCAATCTTTTTGAATAACCATCCTGATAAATACGCTTGGTGTTCGTCATTTACACGGGCAAGTTCAATACCACAATCTAAATATAAATAGTTAATCAAATGTACTATTTCGTGCGCTATAATACTGCCATCGGAATACTCAAACGCTAAAACATACTTTTTAAAATGATTATCATTCCTCATTGTTACCGCACCATAATTTGATAGTGAAACGGTATTGTATTTTTTCTCAACATAAGATAAATCCTTATCGAGAATTACAGTAACTGTTGCTTGATAGATTGGTATCTTGAAGGTTCTGTTTATCATTTACTAACTCTTTTGCCATTTATTATATTCATTTATAGCAGTCCGTTTGTCCTGAGGACTTTTACTGCTTAATGCTTGTTTAACATCCTTAGTGTAAACACTTGGCTCTTTTCGGTTAACTATTTGCGTTAACTTTTGGTTTAACTGTTGTGTGGTTTGTTTTGCCATGATTGAGCTATTCTTTATTAATAAAAGGCTTTACAACTCTAAAATAATTCCTGATTCGTATTAACGCATTCATGTCATTTTCTGTTACCACAACTTCATGCAGTAAAGGTCTGCTAATATCTTCTTTTTTATCTTCCATTTCTTTATATTATTTAAATTATTAATTCCAATGTGTTACTAATTCATCAACCTGATTAAGCTCAAACCACAACCGCATCATTATCATATCGGCAAAGTCAGGAGACCGCCCTAAGCGTTCTTTAATAGCGTCCTTTTTTTCAATTCTAATTTTACCATCATCCGCTAACGGTAATTTGTTTATTTGCTCTAATTCTTCAATTATCTGCTTTCTAAAATCACCACATTGAATATAGATTTTATTCTTTTTAACATTTTCAGCCAGTAAATGATAGCATTGGGTTTTAAGGTTTCTAAAATTCTCTAATTGACCCTCTATTTTTATTGGCGTGCCTCCGTTGTGAAATTGATTTGCTCCAGCTAAATAACCGCTTTCTGCGCTTTGTCTAACAAACATTTTTAGTCCATCGGCATCATAAATAACATTGCTTAACGGGATTTCATTATCAATTCTTATTTCGTGTATTTTCTTTGCAACTAATGTTTCGTCGATTTTATCAATGGCAACTATTTTCTGCAATACCATACCATTCCAAACGCCAATAACAAATTTATCTGAACCCTCGTAGGCAATATCCGCAGTTAAATACTTTTCTCCTGTTGGTTTAACAAATTCATTGGTAAAGATATTTAAAATATCGTTATAGTCAAACATTGCATAGGGGTTCGAGTCAAATTCCCAATTGCCATAGACTAATCTTTGAATTTCGTTTGGCGAAAGTATTTTCAAAAGATTGTTAATATAATCACTCGGCAACATTTTATTATCACTCGGTAAAGCCTGTATAAACTTTCTGTGTTGTTCTAATTTAACTTCTTTAAATGGTTTGTAATAGTCCCTATAAAGATAGTTTTTAGCTGGGTTACATGTTTGTAACAGCTTTGGATATAAATTATACACATCGTTTTTCCAACGTCCAATAGAAGCCTGTAAATTGTTTTTGCATTCTTCTTCAAATTCTCCAGCCTCTTCAATCCATCCTCTTGTTATTTGCATTGAACCAAAACGAGTGTAATGTGGGTCACTTGGAATATATTTAGCATCAATTAAAAACACCTTTGATTTATTGTATAATTCAAAGTAATTATCCTGACCATTGTATTTATAATAATTTGGCGTTATTCCCCAATTATTTAAAACCTCGTGAATTGATGGTATTGTAAATTTACGTAAATCGGTTAATGTTTTACGAGCGATAAAATAATGAGTTTCGGGATATATAAGAGCATCACCAAAGATTAACGAACACCCTGTAAATGATTTTGCTGAACCTTTAGAACCTCCATAAACAATATCAATAGTTTCTTTATCTATCCAATATTTAACGCATTCTAATTGCTTTAAATTTCCATTGACATTAAAACTAATCTGTTTCGCCATTGGTTATTTGCATTCCTGTAATTGGGGTTGTTTTTATTTCGCCTGAGTGTTCAATCCCTTGATTGTCTTTCCATCCAAAGTTTTTAAGTACAAAAATATTACCTGTGCATTTCTCTCCGTAAGACGTTGCTATTTCATGGAATTGCTCTATTTTAGTAAGAGCCTTTTTTATCGAGTGCGAAAACTCTTGTTTTTCTGCGTACTCGTAAAGTGTTGATTTGCTTGAGAATCCAATATATAAAGTCAGTCCTGTTACTGTTGGTGGTTCTGACTGTCTTACCCAAGTTGTTTTTGTTTCAAATACATTTGGCTCTATTTCTACCTTATCTTCTTTTACTTCTCCTTTGATGTACTCAAAATAAGACTCGCACAATTCAGATAGTTTTTTTACATCTTCTTCGTTTGAACCATCATATATTGGCGGTCTACCTCCGTTATTGCCTAATGCAAAATCATTTCCTTTTGGTGCTGACATAGTTGGTTTAAATTAGTCTTTTAATTTAAAAAAACATAGGCTTGCCCAATTAAATGGAATTTAATCTTTGTGGTCTTTTCTACCACTTAGAACCTATGTTGTTGTAATATATGCTTTCAGTCTCTTACTGATAGGATAAACCGTTCGCTTGCGACTTTACACATATTAAAACAAAATTAAACAATCCATTTGACCTATGCAAATAAAAAAGCCTTAATTTTTAGTTAAGGCTTGGTTGTGGGTGTTAATCTAATTTAATTTCAAGTATATGATAAGTGTCTGTATTTCCATTAATATACTTATACGCTTTGTCTTTTGTGACAAAAGAACCGTGTATCATTAACGTTCCTTTGTTCTGAACTACGAAAACATATTGGTCTGATTCCTTTCCGTTTAAAGTTTCAACCCTCTTTTTAGCTTTTTCAAGTTCTTCTTCTGCTTTAATTAACTCTGCTGATTTTATTACTTTGGCGAAGTTGCCGTTGTAAAAAATACTGATACAGTTAGAGCAGATTTGAGGGTGTCCGTTAAATAAATGATACATAATATAGCTTGCTTTAAAATTGCTTTTATCAGAATCGTCAACATTCTCCAACAAATCCCCCTCTTTGTATCTTTTATTAAATTCAGCTTCAAATAGTGGTTGTAGGTCGGATAGGGTGGCTTCGGTGATTTTTTCTCTATAATTTGGTTTATCAATTGGTCTTTTTAATTTTTCTAACCATTTACCGCTTTTTGAAAATCCATAACTATAACCATCAGCATCAAGATAACAAAAACCTTTTGTATTGTCGTCTAAATTATCTATTCTTAACCACTTCCCAACTTCAACAACTGGCTTTTCAAACACTTTCGGGAATAACTTTTCCAATGTTTCGGGATTGGTTCGGGCGGTTTTGATTTGGTCGGTTGTTATTGTGTGGCATAAAGTTTTGGTGGCGTTCCATTCAATGATTGGTTTTGTTTGGTCAACAACTAAGCTAAAAGAAACTTTATTACCATCTTTTTGCATTGGCAATCCATAAAATCTATCGTTTATTAAGTCGGTTATTTCTACGCTTTCTTGCTTTGTGTCTTTCATCTTTTCTAAATATTAATATTAAAATCTTCCATCCCTCTTTCTGTTAGAGGGATGTTTAGGGTTGTTAGGTCGGAGTAAGATTGTATTGGAATTAGTTTTAGTTTGTCACTAAAATCATAAATAAATTTTAACTTATATTTGCTTAACATTTTCGGAATCTCTCTGACTTTATCAACGTACTCCGATAATGGTATTAATGTTTGTGGTTTCATTTTAAATTGGTTTTAGTTAGTGGTTAATAAATGCGTTTTTGTCTTGTTTCGGATGATGATAACCACTGCCAAAACATCTCTAATGCTTTTCCTTTCATTTTAGTTGGGTTTTAATAATTATCTTCTTTCGGTTCTTCGTCGGTCATTATTTCTACGTTGTGTTCTTTACAGTGCCAAACTTCTCCATTAGCAACAGTTCTTTCATAAGCAAAATTTTCTTTTCCAATACAATCGCATTCATTAGTAGAAAATTGATTTTCGTACTTATCTAAATCTTTTTCAAAGTTTTTCGATTTATCAATTATTATAATGCCTCTTTCTTTTATTTCGGATTTCTCTTTAAAATACTCACTTGACAATCCAAATACGTTGTAGTGGTTGGCGAGTAGGTAGTTGAATAGTTCGAGTTGGTTGTTTACTGCCCAATGCTGACCATCACCACAAGAAAATGAATTATCTAATGAATGATATTTGAAATGGCAACCGTGCAATTCGTTTTTAGCGCAATCTTTTCCAACTTCCCAATCTATATTTCCCCAAGACACTTTAGCCAACTCCACTATCCCAACTTTCCCATCAATTTCTTGCGTGAGTTTGTCGAGTGAATGGAGTAGGAGTTTGGCTTTGCCTTGCTCGATGTCGTGTATAGCTCTAAAAACGCTTACTTTTTTAAGTGGTTCGTTGTATCTTTCAATTTTTGAATCGACTGTAAAAATCTCTCCATCTGTATACTCCACCTCCACCCCATAAGCGGAGTGAATGGTGATTGATTGGGTTAGGTTAGTTTTCATTTTTGGTTGGGATAAATACTAATTCTTTTCTTAAATTATTAAACTCTTTTTTTGTTACAACATACTGATATGGTGGGTGTTCATTTATTTCTGCTAAAATTCTAACTTTACACTCAAACCCACATTGACAAGCGTCAAGTCCTTTTCTTTGTAACCAACTTGCAACCCAACTACTGTTCACGCAATTTTTACTTACAAGTTCAAATTTTCCATTTCTTTTTGTCATATTTCCTATTTTTTAATATTATCAAGCAACTCAATGAATTGCTCTTTGGTTATTTGGGTTTTGTTTTCGTGGCATCCTATAACAATGCAATAGAATTCACGTTCTTTATTGAACTCGAAATAGTTGTCGGAGT